ACCCCAGCAGCGCCGACTTGGCGCTCTGCCGCTCCACCGGGTGGGAGTCCTTGGTCATCCCGGGGATGTTGAACATGCCCGAGCCGAACGTGGCGTAGGGGTCACCGCCACCCTTGAAGATGTCGAGCAGCGTGCCGTAGTCAGCCAGCCACGCCAGCACGCGCGGCTCGATCTGGGACAGGTCTCCCACCACCAGCACGTGGCCCTCGGGGGCGGTGATGGCCTTGCGCAGAAAGCTCCCGCGCTTGAGGTTCTGGAGGTTGATCTGACTGCCCTTGCTGGCCGTGTACCGGCCCGTGGCGGCGCCGTAGTAGTTGACCGGGAAGGGCAGCGGCCCGCGCCGCGAGATGTCGAGGAACCGTTGTGCACGGGTGCGCTGGAGCGTGGACTTGACCATCAGCCGCGCCTCGCACAGCAGGGCGACGGCCTCGTTGTCGGAGTTCATCATCGCCTGGAACAGCGCGTCGTTCTTGGCGAACGCGAACGTCTTCTCCCCGGTGGTCTTGCTGACTTTCGTCGGCGGCTCGACGCCCATGCCCTCCAGCACGGCGGCGAACTTGTCGTTGGACGCCAGCGCCGCCTCCTCCACGCCCAGGCGAGTGAGCAGCTCCTCCCGTGCTTGGCGCTCTTCCTCGATGGCGGGCTCCAGCATCGTCCCGTCCAGCACCAGCAGCGGGCGCGTGTACATGCGCAGGGTCAGGTCGATCAGGCGCAGCTCCTTGGTCGGATACCCGGGCAGCATGCGCAGGAAGATCTGCTCGCACAGCCACGTGTCGTGCTTGCAGTAGTCGGCCAGTGTCTGCTCGACGTCGAAGGGCAGCTCATCGAGGATGTTCTCGGACGGGCTGAGCCCGTCTCCCTTGGGCGGCAGACCGTAGCGCTCGGCCAGCACCTTCAGGCTGTTGCCCACCTCGACGCCGTGCAGGGCGCGGCCCATGCTGAGCGTGTCGAACATGAAGCACGGCTGCACGCCGTAGTGCCACGACAGGATGCTGCCGTCGAACTGGGTGTTCTGGCAGACGAGCGCGGTGCGCGTCCAGTCGATGCTGTCCGCCCAGTCTTGGACGCCGTTGCGGCGGACCCAGACGGCCTTGTTGTCCGTCCCGACCTCCTTCCACGACAGCCCCCACGCCTTGAAGCGCGGGTCGCGCAGGTACTCCTCGTTGGTCTGGCACGAGAACCCGAGCTTGACCTCGCGCCCCCAGGACGTCTCGAAGTCCACCGCCAGTATGCGGTCGAATGGCGGCTTGCTCAATGTACTTCTCCGTTCTGCGTTGCGGTGGCGGCGTCTTGCTCGAACGACTCCAGAAACGAGTCATGCGCTGTGCGCAACAGCACGAGTACGTCCAAATGCGTGGCGTTGATGCCGTCGATGCACAACAGCGAATCGCCGTCGACCCAGACGAACGCGCCGTGTGCTTTCTGCGTTGTGGCGCAAAACAGCAGCGCGCGTACGCTGCGCAGTATGGCTGCTTGATGGTCTTGGTCTAGCGTACCGGCTACTTCAAGCAACCGTTGCGTGTCTTTGAGCAGATCATTAAAGTCCATGCTTGATGCTCCTGAGCGTGTCGATGAGTAAATTGATCGTGTCTTCGCGCACGACTAGCGTTGTGCCCCCTGCTGCGGATATGGCCGCAAGCTCTTTGTCTTGCAGCGCGGTTGTCTTGTTGAAGCCCGCTTTGCATTCGATGCCGATGAACTTGCCGTTGAGGCAGGCGATGATGTCCGGGACGCCTGAGCGTCCGTAACCCCCCATTACTGGGAAGAAGTGATATGCGCCGTATGTCTTCAACACAGCAACGCACATGTCCTTGACGATTTTCTCTGGTGTCTTTGCCATTTAGTTTCCTTGTTGGGCGGGGGAGGAGACGCACATTCCCAGCCTCCCCCGACTTCTGGGTATGAAAGCCACTTAGGCTCTCTCGCGCCAACGAGAGCGGTTCGCCATAAGTGCGGCGACAGGTTCGCATGTGCGATGCATACTACTGCCTCCGTGGAGCCCAACCCCTGACCGCTACGGGGTTGATGTGTTTGGTAGGGGAGGAAACGCACATTCCCAGCCTCCCCTGATCTCTGGGTGATCGGATCACCACGGCTTTCTCGTTGGCTACCGAGAACGGTTCGCCGTAAGTACTGGATGCAGCGCTACATGTGCGAGGTGTTGTCTGCATACAGGTATCTGTCCCTGACCGTTACGGGACGGAGTAGCTTGATTGTATCAGCTTTGTGTCGGCTTTTGCGGCGACAACGACGAAGTGTCCCAGACGTAGACGCGCGGTTTCGTGGGGTGCGCTGGTTCTTCGTAGTGGATGAAGCCCTCGGCGTGGAAAGCGAAGAGGTATGCACGGACGGTGCTCAGGTGCATACCTGTCAGTTCCGCAAGCTCACGCCCTGTGCGCGGTGCCTTGATCAATAGTGCGATGAGGTCCGCAATCTTCGGTGGGTGGTCGGTGTTGTAAGGCATGTGTGTCTCTCAGAACAGTGCGGGCTCACCTTGCCCACGTTGGGCGCGGTCTTGCTTGGCGAACCACCGTGCGACCAGTACGCGCTCCGCGTCGGTCTTGAAGGGCCACGCCCAGCGGGCGAGGGTCAGTCCTGATGGGTGCATCATTCGCACCACAACAAGAGGACCAGTGTGCCAACGATGTTGGCGATGACGATGAGTTCAATCAATGTTTGCCCCTCTTCATTGGATGCCAGATCCATATGGAAGCCTTGGTGTCTGTCCTTCCGCATCGGAAGATAAGACCTTCTTCTTCCAGAACCTTGCGCCAGCGATAAATGACACCTCTGTCGAGTCCGGTCAGCGTTGCCAGCTCGTTGACTGTGCGGGGTGCCTCGACCCACAGGGCCAGCATGTCAGCCCACTTTTGGATGTTGTCAGTCCTTGCCACCTTCTCTCCTCTTAATTTCTCTGTCGATATACCACCGGGCTTTCTTGAGATCCTCGATGACGTCGTGTTTCAGGTCGGCACGCCAGATGTACTTGACAGCATTGCCAAGACAAAAGGTCATGTGCTCGGTAATTTGTATGCACTCGACACCTGACGGATGCTCGGTGTAGTGCTGGGGGTGATTGACTGGGTCGTGCATATTGGTATCCTCATTTCACAGGGGACCCCTTCGAGTTCCCAGGGGCCTGTCCATGTCTGCCGCTCATGCGGCGGGTCGGTGAATCTGCGGCAGGTGTTGCACTCAGTGGCGCCGTAGCCGGTGCATCTTGCGACGTCGGCGGGGAGGGTCATGTGTTCCTCCCCAGTTCAGCCGCAGCCCTGACGATAGCGCGGCGAGTGGCGGCGTAGGGGTCTATTTCATAAGCAGAATTTGCCGCTTCACAGTCGACTGATGCCCATAGCCGAAGCGCTTCAATGGATCCAATCCTCAACTTCACCGCCAGCCGCAGCGCATCGCCGTCGTCGGTGAGGGGGTTCCACACCCTACCATCCCGGTTGCGCAATCCAGCGTTTTCGTGCCCGTCAACCCACTCAATCTCCGCTGCCTTCGCAGCGAGTTCCAGCATTTCTCTGTCGGTCATGTCTTGCTCCTCTCCGGCCACCATGCGGGCCTGTCGGTCCATTCGATGTCGTTTTGCAAAGCTCGCCACGATGCGCGCCATGCTGCCTCTTCAGCAGTCATATCGGAGTAAGCCGGATCACTCCACCATTCTCCGTTGTAGTAGCGTAGCGTTTCGGGATCACGACAAACACTCGCCGGCCACCAGCCGATGCTGGGCGGCGGGCCTTTGTGCCATGTGGTCATGTCTTACTCCTCACATTCCAAACCACCGCGCCAACGCTGCACAACACAGATGCGGCGAACGCGCAGAGAGATGCCCAAAACACCCACCCATATTCCGGTTTGCGTATGCCCGCGATCTCAACGATGCACTGCACGGCGAACACAATGGCGGTGATATGGACCGTCGCACGCAGCCAGAAGTAGTCGATTTTCTTCATGTCTTGCTCCTTGCTCGGATGGCAGCGGCGCATCTATCCGCCTCTTTGCCGTCGTGATAAATGATGCCGTCGCAGATGTTGGCGCACGCCTCGCGCTCCATCAACACCTCAACCTCCAGGCCTTCCGAAATCTGCGTGCCGAGGTGGTCCAGCAGATCCTCTGTCGTGTCGCCGTGGCCAGTGGCGTAGCCCAGGCTGCGCATCCAGTGGGCAACCTTTTCACGCTGGGCTGCGGCGATGAGATCCATTTCCACCAGCTTCTTGTCCTGCTCGCCGATGATCTTGCAGGCGGACTCGTAGGCTTTCTCTACGTCGTGCAGCCGGCGCAGTTCGGCGGCGGCATCCCATGCCGCAGCCGCCAACTTACCGTCGTACCACAGCGATGATTCCGCATAGAAGTTATCGCCGTCTTGCAGCACATCAGCCAGCCGCAGGGCTTCGGGTTTGTCAGTCATGCGTTTTTCTCCTTCAGCGCTCGTTCGATGGCGCAAACCAAGTCCATGAGCTGGTTCATCTTGAGCCCAAGACTCGCGTTCACTGCCATGATCTCGTTGTTGGCAAATACGGTATCTGCCGTCAACGACTGCCACTCGCGGCGGGGTGGGCGGGTGTAGACTGGTGTTGAGGTGTCTTTCCGTAGGTGATCTACTTCCAGCATTGGGCGCGTTCCTGAGTACATGGTCTTCAACCACGCCACCGGCTCCTGCTCTTCCTGCGCCAGCGCGTCGCGGAGGGCGGTGATGGCGTTTTTGTGCCTGTCGCCCGTGCTTCTAAAACCCAGCGACCATATTTCGTCCAGAGCCTCCAGCGCCTGCTGGGCGGCTTCGCGTAGCGTGGTCATGCAAACCCCCTTTCCTTGAGCGCAGCTTCACGCTCGTTGCGTCGCTGCTCCATCGCCAGGAACTCGCAGCCTTGAGCGCACTGTGGGTGGATGTCGGGCTGCGCCAGCAGCTTGCGGAAGTTCTCGGCGTAATACGCGAAGTGCCCGCACCCGCCACGGTCCCAGTCGCTGACGAACTCTTGAACGGCTTCGCGTAGCGTGGTCATGCCATCCTCTCCCATGCTGCTGCCGCCACGACGGCGGTGAAGATCACGACGATCACGACCCAGAACCACATCGTGTCCTCCTTCGGGTCTTCGTCCTCCTGCCCGACGTCGGTGGCGGCTTCCGCCGCTTCGGGGTAGCGCCCCTGCTGGTCTGCACCTTTGGGGAGCCGACGCACTGTCAGCTCGGTGCCGTCATCGAACATCTCGGTCTCGTATTTGTCAGTCATACGGCCTCCTTGGGAATGGGGAGTAGGTCTTCCTTAAGACGTGTATGAAACGTCTCTTCACTGTCGTCACCGCAGAGCAGGAAGTCGATACGTTCTAGGTACACCGCTGCCGACATGAGCAGCACGAGTCCCTTGCGGAACTCTGCCAGTGTCTCCTTGCTGAACTCGTCGTTCGTCTCGATGACGGACGCGAGTCTGTCCGCCATGTTCTGCATGCGGCATTGCTCGTAGTCGAAGTAGCCGCCGCTCATTTCGCACCTCCGGTGCGCGGCTGATGCCGCGCCAGTAGCCACTTGTCACCCAGGCGGCGGATGGCGCGGGCCCATGCCCGCTGATTGTGCCGGTCGAGTTGTCGATCACCCGAGGCCCACAGGGCCCGGGCTTTGCGAAGCATCTTGGTGTTCATCTGTGCTTTCCTGTCGTTTAGCCATGAAAAACGCCCTGCGTTTGCAGAGCGTTGAGTAATGAAGTCAGGGGTCCGTCAGGCAGTGCACCAGACACGAAGACCGGCACCGTGCGCGTCGTTGACGACAGCCGTGCGGTACGCAGCGTCGGGGTGCTCCTTGAGCACCTTCTTCTTGGACGCCAGCACCTTGCGGCGCCACGACTCCAGAGTTTTCTTGGCCTCTTCTGCCTTGACGTCGAAGGGGATGAGGAACGAATCGCCCTTGTTCATCTCCATGAGCGGCAGGTCGACAGCCTTGCGACCACGGGCAGCGGCGGGCAGCGGGATGCCCGAGACGATTTGGAACATGTGTTCTCCACACGCAGCGTACCGAGCAGCGATACGCAGAGATTAGGACAGTGGCTGCTCCACAGGGAACCGCAGTGTATGCGAGTTCAACCACACGCGTCAAGACTTGGACGAGAGTGATGACTGTTCCCGATCAGTACTTCTTGACCTTCTCGACGATGGTGGTCACGCCGTTGCCAGGGGTGTAGCACAGCAGGCAGTCGGCGCACTTCTGCCCCGTGCAGTTCTGGCGGTCGACAAACTCGTGCTCCAGCACGTTGTTGAACGTGCGGTCGAAGTAGCGCGGGGGCCTGCGCATGATGCTGCTGATCTTGGGGTTGCTGTAGATCAAGATCAGGTTGACGGGCTTTGGCGTGGTGCGGAAGAACTTCGACACGATGTCGTTGCGCTTCGTCCACAGGGCGAAGGACGTGCGCGGGTTGCGCTCACTGATGGCGCACAGGTTGGCGAGGTGGGTGCTGTTGATCAGCTCGCCGTGCGCGTCGAAGCGGAAGACGGCATCGAGGATGCGCGGGATCTCATGCTCGCCCAGCATGCGCGCGGACAGCGCGTCGCTGTTGCGCTGCAAGGCGGGCTGCATGTTCTTGCGGTAGCTCGACAGCATGGTGTGCGAGTAGCACTTGGTGCAGATGTTGTCTGCGTCGCCCGAGGCGTTCTGCTTGATGCAGTACTCGTTGGTGCGGGTGTTGGTGCTGATGGCGCGCAGGCCGTCGAGCTTGCCGGTCATGACCGAGATGTGGATGGGTTGGGTGGTGGGCATAGATACCTCCGGTGGTTGGGGAAAAGAAATGGGGGACATGTGTCCCCCGGAAGAAAGGCTTCAGTCCGCGTTGACGTAGGCGCACTGCGCCTCAAGCCAGCGCTCGACGAGCGACATGTGCTCTGCGCTCACGGTCCAGCGAGGCACGCCTCCATGCAGGCACAGCGGCATGCCGGGGTGGTCGCGGGTCAGGATGGTCGGCGCGCCGTAGCGGCTGACGAACTGGCCCCACGGGCCGAACTTGGTGAGGCTCTGCTCGGCGTCGTAGAACTCCACGAGCGGCATGTCTTCGGCATGCTCGATCACGTTGTTCAGGCCGTAGCGCTCGCCCTTCCAGACGATGCGCACGGTCCACGGGCCGATGCGGGCGGTGGTGTGACGGGTGGTGTCCATGTGGTTACTCCTCGTTCGTCAGTTGGTCTCGCACCCACAGCGCCAGCAGCCGTGCGTCGGCAGTGGCGGCGTTGACGTGGATGAGCGCTTCGGGGCGCTCTGCGAGCGGCTCCGTGTAGGTGTCTACCGTGCGCATGACGTCCGACAGTAGGCTGTCGATGTGACGCAGTGCGTCGTGTACGTTCTTCGGTGGTTGCACTTGATGCTCCTGTGAAAAAGGGGGACACATGTCCCCCGGAAGACTCGCGGCTCAAGCCGCCGCGAGCGCGATCTCCACTGCCTGCTGCTTCAGCGCGTCGCCCGGGCCCCAGAGGGCCGAGGCTGCGCGGTTCTCCTCCGAGCGTGCGCGGATGTGGTGGTCGACGTGCTCGGTCACTGCGTTCAGCCAGCCCCAGGCCGTACCGCGCGCGGTCTCCAGCATGGCGCCCTTGCCTGCGCCTGCGAACAGGCTCATGACAGAGGCGAAGCCACGGGACTCGCGCACCTTGTCGGCATCGGACGCTTCCTTGCGGAAGAGGGCCACGGTCATCTCCTCGGCCAGCCTGGACTCGACGCGGATGGCGGCGAGCTTGCGCGACGTCTCCATGAACGTGCCGAACTCGGCGTTGGCGGTCTCGATGACAGCGCGGAACTTCTCGGGCTTCCACTCCGAGCGGTGGGTCACACGGAAGGCAGTAGCGCCCTCCTGCGCCATGCGCAGCGTGTTGTTGCACACCACGCGCACCGTCGTCCAGCGACCCTCGGTAGCCAGCGAGCCGTCGGCAGAGGTGCTGAGCAGGGCGTAGGGCACGACGCGGTCACGGGAGCCATCGACGTACACGCCCTCGGCCAGCTTGGCCGTGGCGAAGTAGCGCTTGCCGCCGAACAGCACGCCCGCAGACTCGATGGTGAGCCCGCCTGCGTCCGCCCACTCGCGGAAGAACTCCAGCACCTCCTGGGGCTGCACGACCTTGTAGCCGTCCGAGACCACGCCCAGGGGGGCGTGGGTGTCCGAGCGGAACAGCACGACCTTGTCCTCGACTTGGCGCAGGGAGGTGGCGGGGATGTGCGTGGCGGTGGGGTCGATGCGCTCGATGGCGTACCGGGGGTACGCCCGCTGCACCTTGTAGTCCATCCCGGCAGCAGCCGCCCAGGCGGCGAGGTCTGCGCCTGCGGGCATGAGCTGCCCGAGGCCGTGCCACTCGCGCTGAGTGGAGGCGTAGGAAGCGGTGGCGCGGGAGGTGGTGTCGATCATGTGAGCCATTACTTTCTCCTTGCTGCGGTGCAGCATGTGTGCCCCTGGGCCGCAGGGGCGACGGTTGGGGGACAGGTGTCCCCCGTGTCCAAGGCTTGACTATATCAGGTTCCTGAACCTGTGGGAAGGGGGCCGTAGCCCCCCGCCGCTGCGCGGCTTCAGACGCTGATGCTGATGGTCGCGCCGTTCAGCAGCTTCTGGACCATCTCCTCGATGTCGTCCTCGTCGCCGTGCGTGCGGTTCTCCTCGTGGTACTCGACGCCCTGCTCGACCAAGCTGTTGACGTCATCCTCGTCGAGGTGGCTGGCGTTCTCCAGATGGGCTTCCACATGCGCCTCAGCAGCGGCGTCGGCGAAGCGCCGCACCTTCTCCCAGAACCACTCCTGCGAGTTGAGGGCGTCCATTGCCGCTGCTGCGTCGGCGACCTGCGGAGCAGGCGTAGCCTGGGCTGCGAGCTGCGCCTCCAGGGCGGCGATGCGCTGCTGGAGCGGAGCGGTGGCCTCGGCCACGGCAGCGGTCAGGGCTTGGGTGAGGATGGTGTTGATGTCGATCATGGTGCTTTCTCCTAGAGTTGTGGGGGACACATGTCCCCCGGGGTTGCTGTCAGTTCTTCGGCCAGCCGAGCTTCATCAGGTCGGTCACCACGTTGGCAACCACGACGGGGTACTGCGTCTTCGTACCCTCTTGCGGGAAGTACTTCTCGCACTCTGGCAGGGCCTCCCTGAGTTGCTTCAGCGTGGAGCAACCGTTCACCAGCTTGGTGAGTCTGTCGATTGCCTCTGACCTTGCCCGTTCCTCCTCCTGGAAAGGCATCAGGATTTCCTGTACCTGCTCATCGCTCAGGTCACCGACGATGAGTTCCCTGGTCGTGTACTCCAGCCCGTCATACACCAGCCACTCGTGCTGCCTTTTCAGCGCATGCGGCATGTCCCTGTAGATCTTGCGGATTGACGGAGACATCGCGGCTACCACTGCCGCTTGGATCTTCTCCCGACGCTTCTTAACGTCGATCTCGGGGATGTCGTTCGCGATGGCAAGGACGATGGCTTGTTTCTGGTACTTGGTCAGCTTCATTTACTTTCTCCTAGAGTTGTGGGGGACACATGTCCCCCGGGGTTGATATCAGGCGTGGGCCTTGGCTGTAGTGGGCTCGTTCACGGGGACCCACACGAGGTCGACCACGGCGGGGAAGAACTCGATCTCTTCGGGCGAGTCGGAGCCGAACGGCCTGACGTACACGCGCCCGCTGCTGCTGGGCTTGTGCGGGGCGGCGCCCCCGGAGACGACGTACTTCTCGCCACGGAACGACGTGACCACGCGCCCCACGCCGATGGCGTTGTTGCTCGTGCCACTGCCCGGACGCAGCACGCACTGGCGCCCTTGATAGTCGGTCGAGATGATGGGGAAGTTGGGATGGGTAGGCATGATGGAGACTCCTTTCAGTTGAAGCGGGGGACACATGTCCCCCGGGGTTGGCGCAGGCTCACGCCTGCGGGCTCAGTAGTCGCTCCAGTCGGAGCGGGCGGCGAGCAGCTCCTCACCGATGCGCACCTCGTCGGCGTCGGTCATCTTGCGCTCCAGCCAGGGGGCGGGGCGTCCGCGCCTGTCGAGGATGTCGTAGTCCAGCTCCTCCGGCTCCTCGGGGTAGCAGTCCTCCGGCGGGCCGTAGATACGCGCGGGGCGACCCCCGGCGTAGTAGGTGATGCGTGCTCGGCACGGGATGCCCTGCACGTGGGTGTCGATGGTGATGCTCATGGTTGGGTTCTCCTTTCAGTTGAAACGGGGGACAAATGTCCCCCACACGCTACGCGTGAGCGCCGCGTCCTTCACGCGCAGACGATCTCCTTCTTCTCCTCCCTGATCACGCGCTCGGTCACGCCCGTGACCACCACGCGGCACAGCGGGCTGTCGCTCTTCACGTATGCGTACACGTTGACGATGATCTTCAACTCACTGGGCGTGGTCGGGTCCCAGTGGTTGAGCGTGACCAGGGTGTCGTGCGCCCTGGAGAGGGCCTTGCGCAGCCCCGGCGGGAGCCGGGTCGGGTCGGCCAGCGACAGCTTGCGCGTGAACGAGTAGTCGCGGTTGGGCATGGTGAACGCGTAGTCCGCCGTCGAGGACTCCCACTCGGCTCCGTCGGAGCCGCTACCGGCTCCGATGAACGCCTCCAGCACCTTCAGCAGGCGCTCGTCCTTGAACGACTCCAGGTCACGCAGGGACACGCCGATGCGCACGGTCTCGGCGTGCTGGTCCACGTCCAGCCAAGGCTGGATGGCCCCGGAGGAGACGTAGACGTCGGCGCAGGCGTCGTCGAGGGCAGGCGTGGGCGCCGGCACCGCGTAGGCACGGGCCAAGGCCCGGGTGAGCGTGGTGTAGGCCTTGCGCACCTCAGGATGCGTGAGCATGTGCGGAGCCAGTGCCGCCAGGGTCTGCGTCCTGCGCAGGTTGGAGTGCACCGAGTGCGCGGCGTTGGTGAACGTGCGCATGGTGGGGAAGATGAGGGAGGAGGC